TTCTTTACCGGTGATGGATCTGGAAAACCGACAGGTATCCTTGCTTCTACAGGTGGTGCCCAAATTGGTGTGACTACTGCAGGTGCTACGGCAATTACTATGGACGAGGTACTTGATCTGTTCTATTCACTAAAGGCACCTTACCGTAATAAGGCTGTATTCGTTATGAACGACGCCACTGTAAAAGCAATCCGTAAACTAAAGGATGGTCAAGGACAGTACCTATGGCAACCTTCCTTACAGGCAGGTACACCGGATACTATCCTCAATCGACCATTGTATACTTCTGCATATATGCCAACTATTGCTGCAGCTGCGAAGAGTATCGCATTTGGTGATTTTAGTTATTACTGGGTAGCTGATCGTCAGGGTCGTGTATTTAAGAGGCTTAATGAACTTTATGCAGCGTGTGGATGGAAAATTAATTCTACCTGAAGCCATAAAAGTACTTCAGCAGAAAGCTTAATGGAGGTGCGTTATGAGCTATAACACAAAGAATTATACCGAACAAGGCGGAGAAAAAACTGTTATAGGCGGAACACTTGAAATCAAGGAAGGAGCCTCGGTAACGGGGCTCTCCGCCGATCCGCTTCTCGTGGCAACAGAGGAGACTCTCGGTGGTGTAAAAGCCGCCGCTGCTGGTGAGGACAATACCGTCGAAGTAAAAATCGGCGAAGACGGTAAGCTGTATGCTCCAACATATCCTACCGATGCTACGGAGTCAGTCTCTGGGCTGGTAAAAATGGCTGCTAATCAAGCTGACAGCATAGCCGAGGATACAGCCACTCTTGTCACGGATTTTAATGCTCTGCTCGCTAAACTAAAAGCAGGCGGACGGCATGACAACTGATAATCTTCTCCCTAAAGTAAAAGCAAATCTGATCCTGACGCATGACGCAGACGATGGACTTCTGCTACATTACATCAAAGCCGCCGTCTCTTATGCGGAAAGTTATCAGCATGTTGCTGAGGGTTATTACACTGAAAACATTATGCCCCCGACAACTGAACAGGCAGTAATCATGCTGTCGAGTCATTTCTACGAAAGCAGAGATGGCTCAACGGCTGGTTTCTTCGCCGATAGCGTACAGGCGGGGCAACAGGTTTGGAATACTGTAAATCTATTGCTCAGACTTGATAGGAATTGGAAGGTGTAGATTATGAGTTTTGGGAAAATGAATACCTTTATTGACATAATATCAGTTGAAACAAGTAAAGACAGTGAAGGCTTTGGCAAACCTAATGATAGCATCCTCGCCTCTGTTTGGGCATATAAGGAAGATCGTCATGGTAATGAAAAATGGGCCAATCGAGCAGTATTCTCTGAGGCAACTGCACTGTTTTGCTTTCGTAGGATACCTGATATTGAGGTGTCTAATAATATGGTAATTGTTTGTAGGGATGGCCGATATGAGATTACAAATATTGAAGATGTAAAGGGCCGAGGCATGTACATTGAAGCCATGGCTAAAAAGGTGGTGGGGTCAAGTGGCTAAGGTACAAGTGAAAATGCCTGAGGAGTTTCTTTTAAAGCTCTCTAGACTTGGAGAAAAAACTGATGAAATCATTCCTAAGGTACTTGAATCAGGTGGAGAGATTGTTCTAGAAAAGGTGAAATCCAATTTAAAAGCAGTAGTTGGTAGCGGAACAAAAGAAAAAAGTCGATCTACAGGTGAGCTTGTGGATTCATTAGGTCTATCTCCTGCAAAGGTGGATAGGAAGGGTAATTTCAATGTGAAGGTAGGATTTAAGGAGCCACGAAGAAGTGGTGAAAGCAATGCTAAGATTGCTAATATCATTGAGTATGGAAAATCTGGTCAACCACCAAAACCATTTTTAAAGCCAGCTAGATCTGCTTCTAGAAAAGCTTGCATTGAAGCTATGAAGAGTAGATTTGATCAGGAGGTAGAAAATTTATGAGCATATTAAATGAACTCAATCTCATTGCAGATATGTGCAATATCCCGGTAGAAACAGGAATGTTTTCTGGTGTTCCTCCTGATATTTATCTTGTAATTACACCGCTTATTGATTTGTTCGAAATTCATGCTGATAATGTACCAGAATATGAAGTACAGGAAGCTAGGCTTTCCTTATTTGTAAAAGGTAATTATACAACTATTAAAAACACTATTGTCCGCACTCTTCTGGGTGCGGATTTTACGATTACAGATCGTCGGTACATTGGACATGAGGATGATACCGGTTATCACCATTATGCCATAGATGTAGCTAAATCATATGAATACCAATTAGAAAAGGAGGAATAAGCAATGGCTACAATTGGTCTTGATAGACTTTATTATGCAAAAATCACCGAAGATGTAAACGGTGATGAGACCTATGATACACCGAAACCACTGGCAAAAGCAATCAGTGCAGAACTTTCTGTTGAGCTTGCTGAGGCAACCCTATATGCTGATGATGGTGCTGCTGAGATTGTAAAAGAATTTAAAAGCGGTACCCTTACTCTTGGTATTGATGATATAGGTGTAGCAGCAGCAGGAGATTTAACAGGAGCCACCATTGATGACAATCATGTGCTAATTTCAACCAGTGAGGATGGAGGAACCCCTGTTGCAATTGGCTTTAGAGCACAAAAAGCAAACGGTAAATACCGATACTTTTGGCTGTATCGTGTGAAATTTGGTATTCCTGCAACAAACCTAGCGACAAAAGGTGACAGTATCACTTTTTCAACTCCTACAATAGAAGGAACAGTACTTCGTAGAAATAAGCTGGACGGTCTAGGCAAGCATCCATGGAAGGCGGAAGTTAATGAAGGTGATGAAGGGGTAACTTCAACGGTTATTAATAGCTGGTTCAGCGAAGTGTATGAGCCCACATTCGCAGCTGCTAGTGGAACTGGAGAGTAAGGGGGATTGACATGGATAAAGAACGAAGTGCAAGTATCAATATTGGCGGGCAGGAATACGAACTCATTTTAACAACCCGTGCCACAAAGGAAATCGCCCATCGCTATGGTGGCTTGGAGAACCTTGGTGAGAAACTAATGAAGTCAGAGAACTTCGAGATGGCACTTGACGAGATTGTGTGGCTGATTACGCTTTTGGCAAATCAGTCGATATTGATTTACAATCTAAAAAACAAGGACGCGCCTAAAGATATACTTACCGAGGATGAAGTGGAGCTTCTGACCTCTCCTCTTGAACTTGGAACTTATAAAAGTGCCATTACGGAAGCAATGTTAAAAGGTACAAAGAGGGAAATTGAAAGTGAAGATAGCCAAAAAAACACGGAGGCCGAGTAAGCGATGATGAATTGTTTACTCGGCTTCTTTACTACGGAACGGTGCATCTAAACCGTACGGAGGAAGAAACGTGGCTCACACCATTAGGGTTTCTCATGGATTTGTGGGAATGTCATCGCCAATTCTTGGGCCTCGCGAAACCGAAGCGGAAACTCTGCATTGATGATGTAATTCCGGCAGGATTGTATTAGAGAGGAGGGCGTTAATCGTGGCAGACAATTTTGGACTTAAGATTGGTGTAGAGGGTGAAAAGGAATTTAAAAACGCCCTCCGTGATATCAATCAATCCTTTAAAGTACTGGGCAGTGAGATGAAACTCGTATCCTCGGAATTTGATAAAAATGATAAAAGCATTCAAGCGATAACTGCTCGTAATGAAATCCTTAACAAGTCTATTGAGGCTCAGAAGGAGAAAATCTCAACATTGGAAGCGGCTCTAAAAAATGCTTCCGAGAGTTTTGGTGAGAACGATAGACGTACACAAAATTGGACAATCCAGCTTAATAATGCCAAAGCTGAACTTAATGGTATGGAGCGGGAGTTAGAGGAGTCCGCTAGAGCCACAGATGAACTTGGAGATGAACTTAGGGAAACTGGAGATGAAGCAGAAAAGTCTGGTGCAAAGTTCGGTAAGTTGGGAGGTGTCCTCAAAGGCATCGGTGCGGCTATGGGGACTGTAGCAGTCGCCGCCGGAGCAGCAGCTATAAAGTTAGGCAAAGAGGTTGTTCAGCAATTTGGAGAGTTGGAACAGAACCTCGGAGGCTCGGAGGCTGTTTTCGGTAAATATGCTGCTTCTATTCAGAAAGCCGGTGAAGAAGCCTATAAAAACCTTGGTGTATCACAAAGTGAGTACCTGGCTACAGCTAACAAAATGGGTGCCCTTTTTCAGGGCTCTGGCGTAGAGCAGAGAAAAAGTCTTGAACTGACCGAAAAGGCTATGCAACGGGCAGCGGATATGGCATCTGTAATGGGTATTGACATGCAGACAGCACTTGATTCTGTAGCAGGTGCAGCGAAGGGTAACTTCACAATGATGGATAATCTAGGAGTTGCGATGAATGCTACCAATATCGAAGCGTATGCCCTCGCCAAAGGCCTAGACTTTGCTTGGGCATCGGCAACAAATGCTGAAAAAGCCGAAATTGCCATGCAGATGTTCTTTGAAAAGACGGAGCAGTATGCCGGAAACTTTGCACGTGAGTCAACCCAGACTATTACCGGCTCCATTGGATTGCTGCAAGCAGCGCTTGGCTCTTTTACAGCTGGCCTTGGCAATGCAAATGCTGACATGACAAATTTGACGCAAAATCTTGTGGATGCTTTTCAGGCAGTAGTTAAAAATATCGTGCCTATATTAGAGAATATAGTTACTGCTTTGCCGACTGCTACGAGCGCAATACTACAAGCTATAGGCGACCTGCTCCCTACGCTTCTTAAAACTGTGACGGAGCTGTTTTCGCAGGTACTAAACACAATCCTGAGACTTTTACCGGAGCTTATTCCAGCCGCTGTAGATGCTATCATGACGATAGTTGGAGCACTGATTGATAACCTACCGCTGCTCATTGCTGCAGCGGTACAACTTGTAACAGCACTTGTAGAAGGAATAGGATCTGCATTACCTCAGTTGATTCCAGCTGCAGTGACTGCAGTTATGACAATTGTGCAAGGACTAGTTGAAAATCTGTCGATGTTATTAGATGCTGCTTTGCAGCTTATCGAGGGATTAGCACAAGGACTACTTGATGCTCTTCCTCAGTTGATTGCTGCTTTGCCTACAATTATCTCAGGTATCGTAGATTTTATCATCAATGCAATACCCCAGATAATAGATGCAGGGATTAAGTTGCTGGTTTCTCTTGTTAAAGCTTTACCAGAAATCATCAAGGCCATTGTTGCTGCTATTCCCAAAATAATTGATGGCTTAGTGACAGCGATACTCGCCTCAATACCGCAATTGGTAGACGCTGGTATCAATCTCTTGATTGCCTTAATTCAGAACCTACCACATATAATTACTACCGTGGTGGCAGCAATACCGCAGATTATTACCTCACTAGTTAAAGCTATCATTGGCAGTATCCCTCAAATAGTACAAACAGGAATACAGCTTTTGGTGTCTTTGATTAAAAATCTGCCGACAATCATCATTGAAATCGTTAAAGCGGTGCCTCAGATCATTGCAGCCTTAGTTAGGGCTTTCTCTAGTTCGATAGGACAGATGGTTCAAGTCGGTGGCAACCTCATCAAGGGATTATGGCAGGGGATTTCAGATGCTGGAGCATGGCTATGGAGTAAAATTTCAGGTTTCTTTGGCGGAATTGTTGATAAAATTAAAGATTTCTTTGGTATTCATTCACCATCTACCTTATTTGCCGGACTTGGTGCGAATATGGGTGAAGGTATCGGTGTAGGATTTGAAAAAGCAATGAATAGTGTCAGCAAAGATATGCAAAATGCTATCCCAACTGACTTTGATATAAATGAGGGTATAAATGTTGGACAATCAAATATCTTTGGGAAAAGTGCCAACAGTGGTAGCGGATTTACACTTCATATAGAAAACTTCTATAACAATACAGATAAGGATATAGAGCAGCTTGCATACGAATTTGAGTTCTACAGGCAGCGTTTATCCTTGGCAAGGGGTGGTGCATAGTGCTTAGTTTTACATTTAACGGAAAAGATAGCTATAAAGACTATGGAATACTAATTGAGAAACGACCTAACGTGCCATCTCCAAAGCGAAGGGTTTCATACATAAACATTCCTGGAAGAAACTCAAGCCTAAAATATGATGAGGAAACTTATGAGGATATAACATTATCCGTTGAGTGCGCTGCAGTTGGTAATATACAAAACAGAATAGACGATATTAAAGCATGGCTCATTGGCTCTGGAGAGAGTGAGCTTATTTTTAGCTATCAGAGTGATAAAAAGTACATCGCACAGGTTGTGAACAGTATTGATTTTGAGATAATCCTGAAAATTTCCTCGAGGTTTGTGATTATATTTAATTGCAGACCTTTTAAATATTCAGCAATAAATGAGATTATTGATATTACTTCGGGTATGGGAACTTCTGTTTTAAATAGAGGTACTGTTGAAAGCAGGCCAGTAATCAAAGTGTATTGCACTGGAAGTGGAAGCTTTACTATTAATGGCCGCAAGGTTGAATTGACTGATATAGACAATACTTTTGTTGTCATAGATAGTGAACTTGAGGAAGCATATTTTATTGAAGGCGGAGTTCTATTGAATGCCAACAACAACATGGCGGGTGTGTTTCCTATACTTGATGTTGGAAATAACATAGTCACTTTTAACGGAGGAGTAACAAAATTAGAAATCATTCCTAATTGGCGGTGGTTGTAATGATTGTGATTTATGAAAAAAAAGAGAAGAACTTTGATAAAAATGGTCTTGCTGTTTTAAATGAGGCAGTGGAATGTAAGATAATTGAAAAGCTTAATAATGAATATGAGTTGGTGATATCCTATCCCCTGTATTCGAAAAAGGCGCAGTATATTCAGCCCTTTAATGTTATCAAGGCTGATGGGCAGCTATTCAGAATTTATAACACTAACAAAGACAGTAAAGCAGGGTTGGTGACCGCATATGCCCGGCATATTTTTTATGACCTTTTAAATTACGTTATTCAGGATAGACGAGCGGAAAATAAAACCTGTAAGGAAGCATTAGATATTATTTTGGACGAACTAGAACTTACAGGAGTGTATACTTCGGAATCAGATATTGTAGAAACAGCTACACAATACCTTGTTAAGAAAAATGGAGTAGAGTCTGTTTTTCTCCTTGTAAATGAATGGCAAGGAGAGTTGGAACGGGATAACTTTAAAATTGGAATCTATAAAAACAAAGGCGCAGACAGAGGGGTTCACATCCGGTACGGAAAGAATATCATCGGTATCAGTGAAAAACTTAATTGCGATAATGTGGCGACCTGGATATATCCCGTTGGCATGGATGGGATCACATTGCCGGAAAAATACCTCTTAAATCCACAATGGCAGGACTCTGATTATCCTGACTTTGCCCTTGTTAAAATTGTAGAGTTCAGAGAGGCAAACAGTGAAGGATTGCTGCGATTGGAAGCACAAAAGTATCTGGATGCCCATGCAATTCCAGAAGTAAATTACAAGGTTGACTTTATTTTGCTTGGGCAGACCGAGGAGTATAAAAATTATAAAGTGCTTGAGCATGTCGAAGTAGGCGATATTGTAACGGTGAAGCATAGTATCCTCGGCATTGATATTAAAGTTAAGGTCATAAGTCTTGAGAAAGACATCTTAAGTGCAAAGAATACGAAAGTCGAACTTGGACAGCCCCTGAGTACACTCGGTCAGTATTTTGCTGAAATCTCAAGAAATAGTGAAGTATTGGCTAGCACTATCTCTCAAGCATTAAGTTCAATGTTGTATTTTACAAATCCAAGTACAATTATTGTTGGGGCAGCTGATAGAGAAGTAATTTATATGCCTATTGGTACCGTACGAAATACTAATATAATGTCTTATCTAATATTAAGCGTGCATGCGACTTCTGTTTCTACTTTAACTGTTAAGTATAGCCTTGATAACAGCATCATTCCAACAAATTTGAAACAAAAATTGCAGATTGGAGATAACTTAATAGCTATACCTATGGCATTAGTTGCTATCCCTGAGGGGGGTCACTATTTAAGTGTAAAGCTAAGCCTTGATACAGGTTCTATTACTATTATGCCAAATGGCTTACAGCTTGCCATAGATGGCCGGAATCTAACAGGAGGATTAAGCTCTGAAATCCCCCATGCAGAAGTAAGAGAAGAAGTGAAGTATTTGGATTTAAGTGCAAACAGAGTAACACTTAATTATTTGGTTCAATCAAATATGCCAGTTATCTCAGCATGTTCTGAAGAACTTATATATGCTGACGTGAGTGAAGGGCGATTAGCAGAGGTTGTGAATGTAATTTTATCATGGGAGGAGTGAGGGCAGATGCGTGAAGTTAAAGGCTACGATAAAAGCTTTATAGATGGAACAATTAAAGAGCATTTAAAGATGAAACCAGATGTTGAGATAAAGGGTGTAGTTACAATCCAGCTATTTGATGAAAACGGCAAGTTGGAGCGTGAAGTAAAGACAGAAAATCGCATCACTGATTCGATTGCAAGGATGGCCTTTATGGATTATTTCTGTTGTAGGATACGGGGAAATCCATGGGGAAGACAATGGGAATATAATGATAGCGAGGTAGGTAGCACCCAAGCGAACAAGGATTCAAATTATAAAGAGGATACTAATGGAAGTGGTTATTCTTATTTTACAGCACCATTCAGACATTTTTTTCTTACGGATGATACCTCACCAGAAGAGAGTTTTGCCAGAGCAGTTAAAGGGAACATCATAGGTTGGGCAGATAAATCAAGGCCCTATGCAGGATCAAGTACTGTTAAAGGTACAATTAATCTTAGCGAATCTCTTTTTACTGAAAGCAATTTGCACTTTGTATTTGATTTTCCAACAAGTGTTGCAAACGGTACGTTTCAAAAGTTATGGTGGTGTGAGATGACATATGATTCATCAACGCAAGAGACCATTTACGGACTTCGGCCAATATCTAGAAATTATAAACTTGATAGCTATAGTAGTAAGTATACGAATACACCTGCTTATACAAATTTTACGCCAGGTTCTTATGGTTCAAACCCTACCACATATTACAGGGTGTTTAAGTATAATAATAATCTTTATGTGATTGGCGTAAATAAGGATACTGGGAGAGCATGTATGGCGATAATTGATATTGATACAGAAGAATATTACGAGGTGGATCTTTATACAACAATGGGACTTACAAGCTCTAGCTTTAGACCATCACATTGGTTGATGGCTCAAGAAAACAACTACGTCTATATTATGTATGACTCATATAATAACAGGTTGCATAGATTGAACCTTGATGATTATACAAAGACAGAGATAGTGCTTACAAGCAGTTATACTACATTAATCAGATCACAGATTCCAGATATACCTTCCAGTTACGATAGTACTCTCGTATCAGAACTTAGAAATGGACTTATAGGATGTAAAAATGGAAAGCTCTACATTCCAGTCAGATATTATAATGGTAGCGAGTACAAGACATATATTTTAGTTTGCAACCCTGATGCGAATCTTACAAAAACAGCCCTATATGATTTAAGTACCGCAACTACTCCAGCAGGACCTTTTTCATCTAGTGCATCTCAACTGAATGGTTATAACTTAAGACTGCAGCCAAGGGATGCTGATACATGGTTTGTATATAATGGTAATTATACCTTTATTACAGATAATAACTTCAACGTGATTGATATTGCCTATAGAGACTTCAGTTTTGATTATGGTAGTGTTTTAGAAGATACTCCAGGAAGTGCAATTAAACGTTGGTATGTAAGTCGATCAGGAAACTACATTTACCGATGGGGGCAAAGCTGGATTCTATGGGAACCTATAGCTGCAATGACTTTACTTCCAAGTCCTGTTACGAAAACACCTACTAATACTATGAAGATACAGTACGACTTTAATATTCAGCGAGTAGATCCGTTTCAGCCATAAAATTAAATAATAGTATTAAAACACAAGCGCTCTAGCTTTATGCAAGGGTAGCTTTTTTTATTAGTAATAATATAAAAAATTGGAGGGGAACTTATATGAAGGATATATGGAATGTGATTCAAATTATGCTCGCGGCTCTGGGAGGATTTCTGGGGTGGTTTTTAGGAGGTTTTGATGGTTTTTTATATGCATTAGTGGCACTGATGGTAGCTGATTACATTACTGGAGTTATGTGTGCCATTGTAGAAAAGAAGCTATCCAGTGAGATCGGATTTAAGGGCATCTTTAAGAAGGTGCTCATTTTTATTTTAATTGGAGTTGGGCATATGATTGATACGAACCTTATCGGAGATGGAAGTGCGCTCCGGACAGCTATTATATTTTTCTACTGCTCCAATGAGAGCGTATCCATGCTAGAAAATGCTGGTCGATTAGGACTGCCAATACCAGAAAAGTTAAAAGATATTCTTGCACAGCTACATAACAAGGGAGGTAAGGAATAATGAATCTGAGGAAACTCATTCTAACTGAAAATGCATGTTATAAGGCTGGCAAAAAGATTATACCGAAAGGTATAATAGTTCATAGTACCGGTGCCAACAATCCATATCTACGTAGATATGTTGGTCCAGATGACGGTTTGCTCGGAAAGAACCAATACAACAATCATTGGAATCAGGATAAACCCGGAGGTCGTCAAGTTTGTGTCCATGCCTTTATTGGTAAGTTAGCAGATGGCTCCATTGCCACATACCAAACATTGCCTTGGAATCATCGTGGTTGGCATGCTGGAGGGGATGCGAATAATACCCATATAGGTTTTGAAATTTGCGAGGACGGTC